ATAGTTCCTGTTGGACCGCCCATGGGTTCAACCCTAACTAAGTCTTGAGCAATTGTTGATGCCATAACTCGCCTAGCAATAGGCAAGAATATATCACCATCAATCTTATGACTAGTCCAATAAAATTTTAAGCAATAATCTGGTTTTTGGTTCTTAGCCCATGCATGAATAAACCATTTGGTTCTAGTGAAAGAATAACCAAATAATGTTACAATTTCTTCAATTAACTCCTTAGCGTTGACTGGAGTCTTCCACTCTCTAGTGTCATCAAAGGAATATATACCAGCGTTCCCAATTTGGCTTTTGTCTAAAAAATAATTTTCCGTTAAGTATTTGACTATGTATTTTTTCATAGTCCAATAATACTAACGGAAAACTAAAATGTAAACCTTATTTCTTTGGTTTTGGTTTAAGTGTGCATTGTAACTTTTTACCTTCAAGTTTTGGTACAGACTCAGCAGAACCATGGTCTTCAACACTAACAATTAATTTTAACATCACTTCTTGTCCTTTGTCAACAAACGCCATTTCACGACCTCTAAACTGCATTGTCAATTTAACTTTATGACCCTTATCTAAGAACTCGCATATGTGTTTTGTTCTATAAGATAAGTCGTTTTCAGAAGTATTTGGTCCGAGTTTTATCTCTTTAACATCCAGCGATTTATTTTTAACCGCTTTATTTTGTTGATAAATGAATTTTTCATAATTCATTATTTTGCAAACTGGTGGTTGAGCGTTTTCATTGATAAGAACCAAATCAAGTTCTTGTTCATCAGCCATTTTTTGAGCTTCTTTTACTGTAATCACACCATGTTCACCAACACGCACCATTGGGTGTTTAATTTCAAAATTTAATTTGTGTTGTCTTTCTTTTTGTTTGTTTTTCTTAATCATTTATATGTGTTTTCTCATAAATTCAATTAATTCATCCATGGTATTAAATTGATTAATCCCATAGAACTCACACGTAACATCAATATTACCCTTTTTCCAGAATCCATCTGGACATACAACCATAAGTTTTTGTTCTTTGGCGTGTAACCCCAATTCTAGCATTGAAATTGGTGATAACGTGTTAGGGTCAAATACCATGACTATCATGTGAGACTTTTCCATTGAGTCTAATTCCCATTGAACTTGTTCTACAAAGTTAGAGTCATCCATTGTTTGTCCCCATGATGAATCCCAATCATCTCTTCTTGGGTTAAGAAATTGGATAGGTTTATCCGATAATGCGGCTATAAAGTCTTTTTGCCATTCTACCGCCTTACCCATTTCGATACTACCAGCCAAGAATACGTTTAAATATTCTTGGTTAATAGTAAATGTATTAGGTGCTTGCACCTCAATTGCTTTTTGCATAAAATTAATTTAAACTGATATTTATGTCAATGGCCGCATCATTATCCTCATCATCATCGTTATTTGAATCTTCGGAATTAGTGATGTCAATCGATTCTATAATCTCATGTAATTCATCTAAAACTTCAACAGATATTGAACCTGTTTCATTGTCATAGGTGATAACTACAACGTATTCACCTAAATCGATTGTTTTTTTATTAACCATTTCTTTTTCATAGTTATCAAAATGTTATGTTAACCGCCAATTATACCATTTGAACTTAAAGTTTCAAAACTACTTGAAATATCATCCATAATTTCTTCACCCCTAGAAAGTTTATTCGCAACTGGCAATATTTTGTTTTGGGTTTTACGACTATTTTCGTAATCATCCCATTCCTTAGTTATATTTTTAAGGAAATCAGAAGATTTCTTTTTTGGTCTAGAAACTTGAGTACTTCCGTAACTATCGTAAGCATAAGAATAGTTGATTAAATCAGCATCCTCGATTTTAATCATAACATTTTCTTTGAAACCAATTTGTGTACCATCTTCAAATTCGTATGGTTCAATTTCAAGTGTGTTATAATTAACAACTCTAACGATTTCACCTATTGATACGTTATCAACTTCAACACTATAACCAACATTGCTTTCATTATACATTGGTCTAGGGTATATACCAACATTTGATGCAATTTCAGTAAGCGTACCATCTTCTTCACGAATAGAAACGTTGTATTTACCCTTAAGTTTCTTAACATTAAAGATACTTTCGAACACTGTTGGCGATTCCTCATGAATGTTAACTTCATTCAAGACCGCTTTAACGATATCCACAGTGATTGTTTCAAGACTTGAAATGAAATTAATACACTCATCAGTGAATTGTTTATGAATCAAAATATCATCAATGATTTCTTTGATAATAATTGGTTTCAAGTGGTCGAATGTTTTAAGATAACGAACACGACCTGGTCTTTGAATCATATTAGATTCAACTCTCAATTCGTTGGTTGTCAACAAAAACACACGTCTGTACTCAGAGTTTGAAGCACCATCCATGATTGTAAGCATGTTTGAAGCATTACCAAATGTTTTCTCGTACTCATCAATAAATATCGTGATATTTTGAGGAATACTATTTAAGAACTGAGGAAATTGTGGTTTATTTTCACCAACAATGATAATCGGTTGATTTAACTGATTAGCGATTTGTTTTGAGGTAACAGTTTTACCAGTCCCTTTAAGACCATTTAACAAGATACCCAAGTTTCCATGGTCAGTTGCGTTATACGTTTTTAGAATGCGACGAATTAATTCACTTTCTAACCCATATAGTTTATAATCAAATGTAAAGTTGTCAGCAACCTTAGATAAGAACGGTCTTTCAAACATATCCAAACCTACTTTATAAATTACATTTTCGAGTTTCTCAAACTCTTCTGATGGATAACCTAAATACAATGCGTTACCATCAGCATTCCAGACTTTTTTTACTTCAGCCATATTTTAATATTAAATTGTTACAAAATCGACAGTCATGCTGCCACCTAAATTGAAGAAGTTACAAGGTTCTAAACCGTAATCCATGAGTACGTTTTTAACTATTGTCTTCATCTCTGTTGAATTTCCAGTTATAATTTCTGCTTGGTCAACACCAAATTTTATGCAATCCCAAACAAATGAGTCTAAAACTTCTGGAACTTCATTATGTCTTAATCCGTGTAAATCTAGTTTCATTCTTCAATAATTTCTTTTATTTTCGGTAAACACTTAACTTGCGTGTCATGTATTAAACTCTTCGCTTCATCCAACGTAACCCATTTGTACCCATCCATTTCTGGAAATCCACCTCTATCCTCTGGTACGTTTGAATTACATTTCAACTCAACACTATCCCAATCAAACTTAGATTTCTTGTTTTCATGAACCAAAAACGGATAAAGTATTTTCTTTTTGTGTTTGTAGTTTACAGAACTCAAAGGATGTATTGTGAAATCAGTAGAACCGTTTAAATCCAAGTTAGTTTCTTCATATGTTTCCCTAAATGCAGCTTCTAAGAAGATTTCGTCATCTTCTACCTTACCCTTAGGTATGCTGTATACATTTTTTGGGTGATTTGTTGGATGACAAATCAATAATTTATTGTCTTTTCTTACAATAAATAACCCAGATGCTATCGTTTTACCCATTATATTATAGAATTAGCTTTTAACATCATTTCTAAATGAAACCAATCAACATAAGGTCTTTGAGATAATTCTTTATCCAAAGCCAATGGAACCCCAAATGCAATATCATCAATCATAAGTTGTCCATAAGCCTTAGGACTATCAGTCCATTCGTGTTGAGTTGGATTCGTATTTATTCCGTACAACGGAATATCATTCTTAGCAAACCAATCAATTGCTTCTTGTAAACAATCTCTTGACTTACCATCTGAGTGAATGTAAGGTCTGTGGCTGCGCATTGTAAACAATATAAGTTTATGACCTTTTTCAACTAATTGTTTTAATACTGGAACTGAACCTATGTCTTTTCCAATAAATGGAAAGTCATGCGTTACACATGTGCCATCAAAATCCACAAGGACGTCCTTACTTAAATCTCCACTCATAATTTTTATGTTTTTTTTGTTTATTATTACAACATTTATTAACGTTTGAAGGGATAAACCCTTCAGTTTTTGTTTCTTGACAATTAAACCATTCTTTTATAAAATTACCATTCAAATCATATTGTAAAACAGCTTTAGAAATAGATTGTCTGTGTTTCTCAATTTCTTCTTCACTTTTTTTTCTATTTTTTAATGGTGATACATAACCATTTTGGTATAAATTTTTTTGTGATTCACTCATTTTTAGTTTACTATCATCATTGAAATTTTTATTTTTAGTCCAATGATTGTTACCACCTTGCGCTTCACTTTTTAATTTGTTTCGCCAATCAGGGTGTTTCAACCCTAAATTAGCTTGTCTAATTTTTTCTTTTGTTTCTTCACTACGTTTAACACCTAACGAAGAATTGGCAATTAAATTTATATTATATTCTGGTTTTACTTTGTCTATAAAAAATTGTTCTTTTTCAATTAACAAATTTTTATTTTCAACTAACTCTAAAACATAAAAGTTAAAATTTTCTTTACCATGTTTGTTATAAGAACGTTGTAACTTTACATTTTTATGTATTAACCTTTTTAATTCACTAAAATGTCTATTTCTTCTTTTATAAACATTTATAGACGAACCAACATATTTTTTACCATTAACAACATTTTCAATACAATAGATGCCAGATTTTATTTCCATATTTACATTTTACTATAAATATGTCAGATTTTTAAAAAATCCGCTTTCCATCAAAATCTACGAGTATTTCTTTCATATTGCAAATATACTAAATTATTTATTATCTTCCAAAAAAAAGTGGGTTTTTATCCCACTTTATATTTTAAACGTTGTAAACTCTCCATTTACAAAATTAATATGTTGTGCTCTTCCATCATTATGGATAATCACATGTGATTGTAACCAAGAACTAGGACCTTGATTGTAACCAACACGTAATTTTGTTGATGTACCAACAGCTATGGCACCGTCTTTACGACCTGGTGAGTGATAATGTCCCACAACAATCTTAGTGTTCAATTTTCTAAACTGTAACAATGAACCTCTACTACCATTTGAACCAACATCACCATGTTGACCTAATTCCCAACCATTAACTCTATAAGAAGCTGACCTTCCAAGTGTTTTAAACCTAGGGAATTTCTCATTAATCAAGTATGGAATAACACCCTTAACATTATTAGGGTCTTTACCATATTGTTCAAGCAAAATGTCAGAATACTTCATGTAAAGTCTTGAGTTCTTGAAGGTTGGTTGTTTTTTCCAATCTTCATTCTTAAGCCATCTATCTAAAAAATCATCGTGGTTACTTCTAACAATAACAACGTTATTAAATTTATTAAACGCTTCAAGACCCACGAGCATGTTGTTCACTTCTTTCTCTAAATCATTGGTTCCTGTTATTTCTTTACCATATTGAATAAATGGGTCTTTCATTTGATGATGACTAATTGAATCACCATCAAAAACGTCATGTAATACTACATGTTCAGGTTTAATTTTATCTAAGAAATCAATAGTTTTATCTATCACTTCTTGGTCATGATGTCCATAATGTAAATCACCTAACACAGCAGCCGAAATTGAACTAATCTGTGACACACCTCCGTCTTCAACTCGATAAATTAAATCAGTAAAAGCACCAGATTTATCCTCAGCTGTTACTTGTCTAACAAAAAAAGTTTCATCGTCTTTTATTTCAACAATAGCAAAACCAAATGTATGATGAAACTCACCAACTTTACCAGCTTTAGCGTCTGTATAATTTTGCATAGTCACAGCACCAGTAGTAAGCATAATTTTAGGTCTGTTTCCTTCTAATACAGGTATCATTTCTAATTGTACCTTTGGACTACCAAAGATACATGAGTTAACACCACTAATAGCTTGCATTCCAGTCATTGGGTTTACAGCTGTTGGTTGTACTTTGATATCAGACATAA